AGGGGTGAATACTTCATCAATTCAAAAATATGAAAGTGGTGCTACCAAAAATCTGAAGCTGGAGACGATCAGGGAGTTATGCCATATATTTGAGGTACCTCCAGTCGTGTTTGTGCTGCCTGAGACGTTAGATGATGGATTCAATGCATACCATGAAAGAATGTTCAAGGAGCACCTGAAGATCGCACTCGGCGTAAATGAAGAAGGCATGAGGAAAATATTTGAATATGTAGATGATATTCAATCTATGCCAAAATATCAAAAGTCAAGATAAAGTCAACTTAAGTCAAGATAAAAAGATATGATCTTGACTAGCATCAAAGTATGTAAAATACTAGCTTTTTCAGTAAAAAAGTCAAGAAGTCAAGATCAGCTCTTATATTAGAAACTATCTCAAAAATCAGTTGTAAAATTTACTGATGTTTTCAAATATAATATATAAAAAATATATATCTTATCTTGACTTCTTGACTTTTATAGCAAACCAAAGGGAGAGAACACAATTGCGCAGAGCAAACGGAGAGGGTTCAATTTTCAAATTGAGCGGGAAACGGAGAAAACCGTGGGCCGTGAGGATCACAGTAGGATATGAGGATGACGGCAAACAGCAATATAAATATGTTGGCTACTACTCCACCAAAACAGAGGCCAAGAATGCAATGAGGGAATACCTCGTCAATCCATTCAATTTGGATCACAAGAGCACGAAGCTCAAAGATGTATATGACAGATGGTCAGACCAAAGCCGATTGGCTCAAACAACCATGCAAAGTTACGGATCAGCTTTCAACCAGGCAAAACAGCTTCATAATATGAGCATGCGAGATATTAAGGCGGCCCATTTGGAAGCCGCCATGGATCAAATGAAACCCCATATGCAAAGCGTATTCAAAAATGCGATGGGGAAAGTATACGCATATGCTATCAAGCACGAGATTGTTGATAAGGACCTCATGGGTCTGATCTCAGTAAAAACTACGGTAGAAACCAAAGAGAAAACACCCTTCACATTGGCTGAGATCAACAAGCTAAAATCTTTCAAGCATCCATTAAATGATACCGCATTCATGCTGCTGTACACTGGGCTCAGAATCAATGAGCTGCTTGAGATCAAATGTGAAAATGTTCACTTAAATGAACGATATATAATTGGTGGAACCAAAACAAAAGCAAGCAAAAATCGGGTCATTCCAATTCATGATGCGATTTATCCTTTGATAAAAGCAAGATATGAGCAAGGGAATAAATATCTCATAACCAAAGACAGTAAGAAGATCAACTATGCTACATATAGAATAAGCTATTGGAATAAAATGAATTCAGCATTGGAATTCAAACATACGCCACATGACACCCGCCATACTTTTACAACGTTCGCTGATAGATGCGGAATGAATAAAGTCGCATTAAAAAGAATCCTAGGGCATACGTTGAGCGACATGACTGATCACTATACTCACAAGAACATTGATGAATTGTTGACAGAGATCAATAAGATTGTATATTAAATGTATATTATAGGTACTCTTTCATTTGTTTTTATACATTCAGGAACGTTGTCGTATCAACGTTCCTTTTGATTTTATACACTTTATAAATTTCCCCAACAAAATTTAAGAATATGATAACGTCAACGTTTGTATGCTGATTTGTATATTGTACGCATATTGCAGAATAGAAACTCATAGAACGCGATTCTAGGAGCTTTTTATATAAAGTCATATAAATTATCAGCTAGATTGCTAGAATGTCTTAAAACGCGAATCTGAATGTCTTAGGATATAAAAAAGAGCAGCCCAAGCGGGCTGCTCCTCTGTATTGTTTATTAGATTGCCTTCAGCATGTTACCTGCAATTGTTTCAAGCTCGATTCTTCTTTCTAGCGTGAATTTCTGAGCGACCTCAGTTATTCCATTGATCAATCCCCAACGATTCTTGTCGTATTTCACATTCATGTATTCGATAACCTCTGTTGCCGATTCGTCTGAAAGGTTGGTTTTTTCTTTGATCTCCTCGAGTAATTCCTCAATGTCTTCATTGACTGGAATTTTTGCGGTTTCTCTGATTGATTCTGCAATGCTGTCTTTCAGCTCGTAGAACGTCTGAAGTCCTTCGGTAAGACCAGCAGCAAAATCCTCATGGGTGATTCCAATGTGCTTTTGTCTGAATAACTTGGCTGAGCTCTGCGCGATCACCAGGCCGTTCGTACATACTTGCTTATATACGAAGAATCTCACTGATAAACCAGACCGTCCAACGTCTGAACTGTCGAGCGTGATTCCTGCGAAAAGATCTTCGCCCTCAATATCCATCATAGTGTTCTCAATCAATCTGAGGTGCAATCTTTCCTCATTGATGAATGAACCTTTGAGCTTGAAAGTATTTGGATCAAATACCTCTGAGACAGATTTGAGAATCTCAGGGGCATCGTATACTGAGTAGCTGCCAGATAGAACTCCTCGAATTCTTCCGTTATATTCTCTGAGGAAAAGCTCTTTTGGATTATCGTCTAACCAACAATTGATGTTCTGAGCAGCAAGCTCATAGTTTTCCGTATCTTTCAATCTATTGAAATATCTTGATGGTACCTTAAGCTTTCCACATAAGTGGCCGGTAGCAAGATCACTCATTGGAAGTGGTCCCTCAGGTCCCTCAAAGTAAAGCTTAAGGTCATTTCCCATTGCAATGCTGTTTGCTCTGACAGGGTAATCATGGCATTTTGTCTGAATCTCATTGGCTTTGTCGAGGAGCTTCATAAAGTCCTCATTCATGCTTAACATTTCGATATTCTTTTCATTTTCCATAGTGTTGTCCTCCTTATAATAAGTGCTTTGTTTCTGTAGCTTACATTATTGATTATACAACTTTAGTTGTAGCTTGTACATAGCCTTTTTGAAATTTTTGCAATTTTTTTCAATATGTTATAATTAAGTCATATCGTTGTACTATCTACAACCAACGTTGTACTATAATACTTGAGCGCATGCTCAATACATAGGAGGGGAGAACATGGAGGATATGACACGACTGGAAATACTCACATTGTTGTTATCGCTCAAAGGCCTATTGGAAACCAACAATTCCGAAAAAGCTTTGGAAGTGATCAACAACGTCATCGCTGAAGCACAACGAAAAGAATTATGAAAGAGTGAAGATTTGAGAATTTACATTGCAATTCTAGAATCTGAGCGAATTCAAAGAGAGAACGGCAACCTCATGTATGATTTTGATGAGTATGCTGCCAACGTGAGAAAGAAATATGGCATAAAATGAGGGACCCTTGCGGGTCCCTATTTTTTATCCCTCGATTGATCTTGCCTGTGCCATGTCTCTGCCGTCTGATTTTCCGCGTGAATATGCTGCTGCATCTCCTGACATTCTCACACGCGTTGTTGCGGTCTTCCATCCCTTTGTCATTTCATCAAAAGATTCTGTCACTTCTTTTGGTGTAATGATCATCAATGCGGTGCACTGTTTTCCAAGTACGTCTTTCACTCCGTCCCTGAATCCGATCAAGTATGTGTTCATCACTCCTCTTGTCTCACGACCTTCCTTCTTGCACTTGTTGTAATATCTTACGGCGAACTTGTTTCCAATCTCGTAAAGGTATGTGAATACCTGAAGGGCAATCTTTGCATCTTCTTTGTAGCCATAGAAAACTACATCTTGCTTGTTGATGAAATACACCTTACATCTGAAGTTTTCAGCGATGATTGAGGCAAGGCCAACCTTCCATTTTTTCATTTCGTGCTTGCCTGATTGATAGTAAACTTCTTTGACGATCTCTCTCGTCTCTTCCTTATGATCAAGCTGCTCAAGCTCAATGTTATACTTGGCCATGAGCTCCTGAGCTTTAAGTGCAGCAGCAAGCGCCTCGTTTTCATTTGGGTTATTGTTTGCCAGGTCCAAAAGGTTCTGAATCTTTGTCATAATCTTTTCCATGGTATTCTCCATTCTCCGGCGGTAATTCGGCTGCCGGTCCGTTTGGTTGTTGTTATTATCTTGCGCTTACAACCACGTCTGCGATCTCCGCGCATGTGTCGAAGAGGACTTTGTGAACGTCTACCTTGTGGAACTTGCTTACTGCTTCGATATCTTCTAACATTTTCTTTGCCTCAGCTTCTGTGTTGTATACGTATGCTGTACCTTCGAACTCAATACCTTTGTTATCATTTACTAATCTCATAATCGTTTACCTCCGTTGTTTTGTTTGATTGATTATGTATACATTATATCAACTACAACTATAGTTGTATACATGCAATTTACACAAAGGTTGAATAATTTTTTGTGTATTTTGTACAACTTTAAGTGCATAAACAAAACAAGCTCCCAGAATTGATTTCTAGGAGCTTTTACTGTTGATCATATAAATTATCATGAACCAAATTAAAATGCCCAGGAACGCGACGAGCGAGCTCCTAGGCTTATTCTTATTTGGACTTTCTTGCTGGTGTAGTGAATGCTCTTTCGACTGACCAACCCATCTTGTAGATACGTCCGTATAACGTGTTTGGTGAGATGCCGAGCTCTTCGCCCCATTTGCAAATGTTCTGGGATTTTCCATCAAACTCGATCAATGCGCCACGCTTTGGTTTTGGCTGCTCAGTTGGCCGATCTTCTTTGGCCTCAGGCGTTGGCTCCGGAGTTTCCTCAGTTTCAGAAGTCTCAGTTTCAAGATTTTCGGCAGCAGGTTCTTCGGTTTCCCCCTCGTCGTCAAGGACGATCTCACCTGACCTGAATTTTTCCATGAATTCGATCGGGTTGAATCTGTCGGTGTATTTTCTCCAGTTTTTGCTGTATACCGCCATTGCTGCATCTTCTCTCGCTTTCTGATCAGCGATTGCCTGTTTCTCTTCATCTGTCATGTTCTGAACTTCTTCGATCTTTTCGATAAGAACTGCTTTTTTCAGATTCCACCAATTGGAAATCTTCAATTCTTTTGCTAATTCCTTAAGTTCTTTGCTTGTCATTTCGTTCAAATTCTTCATAATATTTTCCTCCGTTTGTTCGTGTTTGTTTTTACCTTACAAGATTTATTATACACCTATAGTTGTAGTTTGTACATATAAAAAATGCACAAATTGAAGGTTATTTCCTTGTGCATTCTTTACAACACGCCAAATCAAATTTCAAGAATCTTCATAGCGTTTGATCAGGTCAAGATATTCTTGGTTTTCAATAATGTCTTTGAATTTACAATTCAGTGCCAAACAAACGCGGAGAATTGTGTCAATTCTGGCATGATCAAAGATCTTGCTTCCCTGTTCGTAATGCTGCAAAGTTCTGACATTCATGTTGGCTTTTTCTGCCAATTGGCTTTGAGACAAGCCAGCGGCTTGCCTCATTTCTTTCAATTTTTTTGTCATAATTTTCCTCCTTAATATTCATGTGTAAATAAAATGGTAGTTGATGAGCGATCCCATTCAGTGATGATATAAATATCATTATATCGCGCGACAATTCTATCGTCATTATTTTTCACGGCTGAATCGTTCATCCTTTTGTCCTCATGAGGAATATCTCCCCAATCGCATCTTTTATATCTCGCAAAACTCTCCCAAAGGAATGTTGCAAAATCCAGATTCTCTAATAGTCTTGCATTGATACCTCTAGTTGCCACTAATTGACCAAGCTCAAATTTCATTTTAATTTCCCCTTTTGGTTTTTATTTGGTAAGGGCCCGAAGGCCCTCATTTTTATTTTTGGTTGAATACTTCACGCATGATCTTGCATGTTTCAAGGAATTCACCGAACTCGATAAATAACTCGTCAAGACCAAGGTCTTCTTTATTTTGACGATGTAAGTCACTCATGAACGTTTCAATCATGTCCTCATAATCATCACCAAACATGTCATAAAGCATTTCCGCGAATCTGAATATCATTTTAATCTCTCCCCAAAAGTTATTAAGCTTGATTAGCTTATAATATAATTATACAACGTTAGTTGTACTTTGTACAATAAAAGTTGTATGTTTATATCTTCTGACAATTGGACATAAAAAGAAACCTCTCAATCGAGAGGTTCCACACTTTCAATATTGAATCCATGTACATCAGAATTTGCATCCCTTACGTTTTCATATGCTTGATCAGCATTTGCAGCTTCAACGTCAAGAAAATCTTCATCATAACCGTAATATCTTGTGTAAATTGAAAACCATACTCTATATTTTTTCATCTTAATTCCCCCATAATATTTATTTGAAGGAGGACTTGCGTCCTCCACTTTGTTACCAATTCCAAATCATATCGAGCAACCAGTCCGTTTGATCTTCGTCATCGATTCTGAAACGAATTCGCTCGTTACCGAGATATGTCATAAGCCAACCATTCTCGATGGTATAGTCAGCTTCACGTTGTTCAAATTCCCAAAGTAATTCTAGCAATAATTCATTTTCTATCATTGTGATCTCTCCTAAAAATTTATTAAGCTCATTAGCTTATATTCTTATTATATAACTTAAGTTGTATAATGTACAACGATAGTTGCACGAAAACGAAAGCTTTTATGTTCTGAAGATTCTTGAAATTTGCATGGGTCACACCGACAAAAAAATGAGCTCCAGATTCGCGTTCTGGGCTCATTTTTTAGTTTAGCTTAATATTTATATGTCTTGTCATTCGGAATGTCCTAGGACGCGATAGAATGAATCTAGCGCCTAATCCTCTCGGCACAAATTTATTGAATGCCTTCGCATTTTCAAATTCTCCAGCCCAATTGTCGAAATCCTGGTCACTTGTTTCGATTACTGTTCTTGCCTCTTCCGTAAGTTCCTCGTAGTGATTGTCAAATAATTCTGATGGTTTCATATTGATCTCCTTCCTGCCGTCGTAACCTCCGTGGCGGGATGATATTTTATTTATGCTTCTTCGATTTCAACTACATATTCGTAACCGTCATTACCACAATTCATAAGGTTTGCTTTTGACAACTGATAAGCTTCCTGCTTAGAAGTAGCTTCTACGAAGAATGTTCTCTCTGTATCTTTTGCTGCGATTGCTCCGTGATTTACTGTGATTAAGTATGTTATAATCGTTTACCTCCGTTGTTTTGTTTGATTGATTATGTATACATTATATCAACTACAACTATAGTTGT